TTTTGTCAAACTGTGTAATTGTGCCTGTATCTAAATCAGCTGATACACCTAATTTTGCATTTGCCCTTAATGTAGTACCATCGGTTTCAGTACCTAATCTTCTTCCTACTATAAATGAATATAATCTTGTTATTACTGATCTTAAAATTTCTGTTACACCAGAATTTATTCCTGTTACCCTCTTAATCTGAGCGTCTAGTTGAGTCTCAATTGTAATTTCACCTTGAAAATAAAAACCAGCAGAATGAAGTGTTTTAATATAACTATCTCTCCATTCATTGATTGATCTTCCAACTCTAATAATGTATGAGTAATCCTGATACAATAAACTGTCTTGTATTTTCATTGTATCTTCAGATATCCAACCATCTTCATTTAAAAAAGCACCATCGGTTGTAATTACACCAGCTACATCTGTAGTACCTGTCGCTTGTTCTAATTTACTAACAGTCGCTGTTGCACCACCAGAACTTGTAACAGTAATATTTGTGCCATACACTCCTGTTGTATCTGATAATTTTAATATGTTTGTGTCTGTACTAAATGAAACTACTGTAGAAGTTATAACAGATGAACCATCTGAACCTAATCCAGAAACGGTTTCACCTGATGTAAACGCTCCTGAAACATTGGTTACTAAAAGATATGTTGGTAAAATTATTGTTGGAGCAGGAGAAGCTTGATAATTGTATCCAGCTTCAACAACATTTATTGTTAATGCTCTTCCTATTTCAGAACCGTATGCTAAAACTTTTGCACCTGTTCCTAAACTAGATGTAACTGTAAGTGTAGGTAGAGATATAAATCCATTACCATTAGATATTAAACGAATGTCTGTTATATCTCCTACATTACCACCAACTTCTTGTACAACTTTATTTCCAAAGTATGAGTCATCAGCCATTGTTTCATCTTCTAAAATAAGTTGACCTGAACCTGTACCATCTTCTAATGTAACACCTCCATTAACAACAGAAACTTTAGCTGATGCATTACCAAAACTAAAATTAACAATATCACCAACTTCATAATTTGCACCACCATCATCTATAACAATTTCTTGTATTGAGCCAGAACCGACTGGTCCAAGTTTTAAAGATGCTCCTGTTCCACCAGCAGTTAATGATACACTATCACCTTCACTATATAATGCACCATCATTTGTTATAACTTTATTATTAATAATACCTGTAACTATAACAGATATGGTTACGTCTAAATCGGTATTGCTTGTTCCAGTTATTGTTTGTCCTGAAACAAACGTACCATTTACTGAAGTATCTCCTAAAACTAATTCTACAACTTCTTGTCCACCTATAATAAATTTAAATACATCTTCAACAATAGCTGTTGCCTCATTAATAGATGAATCTGTTAAATTGTTTGCTTGTGTTATAGTTTGTCCAATAAGATTACTAGCATCAAAACTGCCAACCTCAATACAACGCAATATTTTTTTTGTATCCCATTTACCATCTGATACTCTTAAAATATTATCTTTTGGATATCTTATCTCAGCATCTTCATTAAATAATAGTTTAAAAAATATTTCACTTGCACGTTTTGTACCTTTTGCTTGATAAAGTGATTTAATATTTTTAATTAGATTTCTTTTGTTAACATCACCATCTAATGTATCAGGTATAGAAGTTAAAAATGAATTTCTAAATTTAGTTAAAAATCCTGATATAGTTTTATCCACATCAGCGTAATCTAAAAGTTGTTGTATGTTTTGAACTGGATTGGCTCTATACTTACCAATGTTTGCCTGAGCACCTGAAGATGTGCCTGTAATTAATTCACCTTCTATAAATTTATTTTGATGTGTAACAAATAAACGAGAACCTGCGTCAACATCTTCTACTAAAACAGTAGCAGTTGCACCTGAAGTAGCACCTGTAATTGTTTCACCATTTATAAAATCACCATATGATGTATCTTCTAAAAGTATTCTATCTGTAGAATCATCTTTGTTTACATTTGTACCATCTAATAATAAAAAGTTATTTACATTAACTGAACTATCTAATTGAAGATGATCTGGATCACCAATGTTTGTTAATTTAATCTCAGCTGATTCCATCAACTGATAATACGCTTTTATAAAGTCTAAAAATAACGGATGATCTTCAAGTACAAAATCAGGTACTTGTGAATTTAAAAGGTTTGATATTTTATCTTTAAAGTCGGCCATTTCATCTAATAACTACTAGTCGTGGTATATCCAATACCAGCGTTTGCTGAGCCTCCTACTAGTGTATCAGCCTCTACTGTGACTGAACTATTTGCAACATCTATTTCTAATATTTGATTTCTAATTGGAACTAAATCATTTGAATTTGGTTTTACTGTTACTTCGATAACTGTTGAAGCTGCACCTCTAATGTTTTCTATGTTTGAAACATTTAAAGAGTTTACTTCAACTTTACCTGTTGAATAATCTATTGTACCTTGTGTACTATTACCATACGCTCTTACTGAGCCATCCATTCTATATCTTCTAACATTACCTTGTCCATCATCATCTAATAACCAAACATTTGTTGTATCACCATCTATTTTAAATCCTGTTGAAGATAAAATACCACCCTCAACAGAAGCGTGACCAGAATGTGGATTGTATAATGCGTTTGCAAAATTAATTGTATATTTTGTTGAACTGCCAATTGTAGGTATAAAAGACTTTCTTAATCTTACAGTAGTTATATTTGATAATATACTTTCATCTGTATCATCAATTAATCCTGTAAGTTTTGAGTGTCTAAAAATTGTATCAAAAGATTGTAGGGTATTTGTGTTGTAATTTGTAATTGTAGTTATAATGTTTGATTTTAAAGTATCAGCTGTTTTTGTTGTTATTTTTTCATCAAATTTAATTGTTGATGCTAAAAGTACATTTGTAGTTTCTGGATCAACAATTACAGGTGTTACTGAAGCAACTGAATATTTTTTTAAGTCTGCTACTATTCTTGCCTTTGTAGAATCTGTAAGATTAGAACCACTGGTTGGTAAAATAGAAATATAAACTCTACCATAAAAAGGTGTTTCAGCATCTTCACCACCCCAAGCAGAAATTGCTTGTGTGTTAGCGTAAAGTTGTTTTACTTTTGATTTATAATCTTCTATTGTTACAGCTCTATCTTGTGATGAATAAAAATCAGGAGTATTTCTTTTTATACTTTGTAATGACTCTGGTTCAGCACCACCTTGTGCTGACGAATTTACTGTAACGGTAATGTCTGTAAAACCTGAAATAGAACCTGAAAGAGTAAATGATGTAGCACCATTTGCTTCTGTTTTATTAGTTACAACATAACTTACATTTATAATGTTTCCGTCATCTAATTTTTTACCAATTACACCATCACCAAAATAAATTTCGTATTGACCATCCTCTGCTTCTTGTAAAAAGAAAACTTTTGATGTGCCATCCAATTCTGTGATTGAGGTTGCTTTTGTATAAACATTTGTAGTAACATCAGCAGCACTATTTTGAATTACAACCTTAATTGTAGTTGTATCAACTCTATCACTTGAAATTAAAAACCTTTGATCAATATCTTGTTCATCATAAGTGTAGTTGTAACTTACATAAGTTCCTTCATAAACATTTAAACTTTGTACAGTATAAACTCCGTCAACAGGTTGAACTGTTTTGTCAGCAACCGTAACGAATGAATATGTAAGATCATCTATTGATGATGTAAATTTTGTACCTGCTGGAATTGTAATTACTGATCCTGTACCATCGTTGATTACTAATTTTAAATCAGCGATTGGTGCTCTAGCTGAATTAGGAGTATAACCAACTAATTTGGCCAATGAAGCAACACTACTTCTTAATTGTGCTGTATCTAAAAACATTTCGTTGGCAACAAAGTTAGCATTGTAAGCCAAATAGTGTGTATTATAAGCAAGTAAGTCTAATAAAATTGCTAATGAACTTCCTTCAAAGTCGTAATCTTTAAATTCGTTTTGATTTGATAAAAATCTTTTAAGTGAACCTTTTATATTTTCAAAATCTAATTCTGATATGTCTAGTCTGTGTGAACTCATATTATCTTACTCTTTGTAAAAATGTTGATACTGAAACTGGTGCTTCTGTGCCGTTAATTAAGAATGAAACCATAATATTTAATCCATTATTTTCTTCATCATTTTGAACCACAATATCTTCTACTGAAACTCTTGGTTCATATTTTTCAATTGCCATAGCAACTCTATCTTTAATGATAACTAATAATGGTTCAGTTATATTTTCAAATAAGAATCCTCTTAGGTTACATCCAAAGTCAGAATTAAAAGGTCTTTCATACTTATTTGTTAAAATAATATTTTTAACAGCTCTTTTAATT